GCTCGTTGAGAGTGACAAACTATCAATCAACGACGAGCGTGTGCTTTACGAACTGTTCCGTTTTGTAAATATTGGAGACAGTTATGAGGCAGAAGAAGGTCATGATGATTTAGTGATGTGTTGTGTTCTTTTTGCATGGGCAATCAACCAGCAATATGTAAAAGAACTTACAAGTGTTGATCTGCGTCAACGGTTAGAACAGGAAAACGAAGAAGCATTAGATGATAGTATGCTTCCGATGGGGATTATTTTTGGTGGTGAGATGGCTTCCCAAGCTGTGATAGCAGCAAAGAAGAATGATGATTCATGGTTATTCGCAGGTGATGAGGATTATGATGCTGTAATGGTAGAGCGTTACACATCTGTCGTGCATTAACAATTAGAAACCCCAAAATTATAAATACCACCGAATCATCACCAGTCTTTTAAATAATAATACCTCAGAGGGGAGATAAACATGCCATTTCAAGTTAGTCCTGGCGTAAATGTAACTGAAATTGATCTGACCACAGTCGTCCCCGCTGTTTCTACCACCGAAGGTGCCCTTGCTGGGGTATTCCGTTGGGGCCCTGTAGAAAAGCGCACTCTCGTCGACTCAGAATCAAATTTAGTTGCACGTTTTGGTAAGCCTACCAATCACAACGCTGAAACATTCTTCACAGCTGCAAACTTTTTGTCTTATGGCAATAAGTTATATATTGCCCGTGTTGCAAACACAACATCATCTAATACAGACGTAGTTGTTCGTAACGCTGTTGCAAACATTGCAGCGGTTAGTGATATGAACGATTTCATCATCAAGAACAGCGATCACTTTGACACAGTAACAACACTGCAAGATGACACAGACGTGTTGTACGTCGCAAAATATCCTGGTGCAATGGGTAACTCGCTGAAGATATCTGTTTGTGATTCGGTAAACGCGTTTAGTTCAAACGTATCCATGAGCGACTACGCTGGTGGTTCTTATTTAATTAACGCTACTTCAAGTGCTATTGAAGCGACCGTGGGATCAGCAAATGTCACACTCCGCGTTATTCCTGGCACAGGTACACTTGCGCAATCTAACACAGCCGCAGCAGCTATCCTTGATACACTAACTGTTGGTGATTATATCCAGGTTGGCAATTCAACAATTGGCATTCAAAATATGAAGATTGCTTCAATTGGTGCCCCTGCTCACGCAAACTCGACTGGTGGTACAACATCTAACACAGAAGCACGTGCCATTATTCAATGTGAAAATGTATACACTCTTTCACAAAACGCATCTACGACTAGCTTCACACGTAAGTGGGAATACTTTAATGCCGTCGATGCAGCGCCTGGTGCTTCAACATATCAGCAAAATTTTGGTGCAAACACATCTGCTGTTGATGAAATGCATATCGTTGTTGCTGATGAAGACGGTACATTTACCGGTGTACCTGGAACAATTCTTGAAGTGTTCAATGGTGTTTCACGTAGCTCTGATGCAAAAACAGAAGACGGTGCAACCAACTTCTACAAAACAATTGTAGACGACAACTCAAATTATATTTGGTTTGCCAATCCGCGCGCTGGCGCCGCAAGTAGCAATGCTGCTTCTGTTGCATCTTCTTCAAACGCAAAACCATTGTCACTATCTTTCCAGGGTGGTACAGACGGACAAACAGAAGCTGACGTGTCAATAGGCACCGTCCTTCTTGGATATGATCTGTTCGCTTCTGCTGAAGATGTTGACGTGTCATTGATTTTGACAGGTAAATCACGCGGCGGTACAAACGGCGAACAGCTTGGTAACTATCTGATTGACAACATTGCAGAAGTTCGTAAGGATTGCGTTGTGTTTGTTTCTCCAGCCAAGGAAGACGTTGTTAACAATTCGGGCGACGAGTCAACCGATGTTGTAACATTCCGCAATTCAATGCGTAGCAGCTCTTATGCTGTTTTGGATTCTGGTTACAAGTATCAGTACGACAAATACAATGACATCTACCGTTGGATTCCAATGAACGGTGACATTGCTGGCCTATGTGTTAGAACAGATGATACAAGAGATGCATGGTGGTCTCCTGCTGGTTTTAACCGTGGTCAAATTAAGAACATTGTCAAGCTTGCTTACAACCCACGTAAAGCTGACCGCGACATACTCTACAAGGCCGGTGTTAACCCTGTTGTTACATTCCCAGGCCAGGGAACAATTTTGTACGGCGATAAGACTCTGCTTGCTAAACCAAGCGCGTTTGATCGTATCAACGTTCGTCGTCTGTTCATCGTGCTTGAGAAAGCCGTTGCTACAGCAGCTAAGTTTACTCTATTCGAGTTCAACGACGATTTCACACGTGCTCAATTCCGTAACCTCGTTGAGCCGTTCCTACGTGATGTCCAAGGACGTCGTGGTATCTACGACTTCCAAGTGGTCTGTGACACTACAAACAACACAGGTGAGGTCATCGATCGTAACGAGTTCATTGGTGACATCTATATTAAACCTGCTAAGAGCATCAACTTCATTCAATTGAACTTTGTTGCTGTTAGAACGGGTGTTGAGTTCTCCGAAATTGTTGGTCAGTTTTAATTGATAAATAAACATAAAGGAGAACAAACATGGCGTTTAACGTAAATGAGATCAGAAGTCAACTGACACTAGGTGGCGCACGTGGCAACCTATTTCAGGTGACTTTCACAAATCCAGCAAACAGTGTTGCGGATATTAAGGTCCCGTTCCTCGTTCGTGCTTCACAAATTCCTGAGTCAACATTAGGTACAATCGAAGTTCCGTATTTTGGTCGCAAGATCAGACTCGCGGGTGATCGTACCTTTGGTGACTGGTCTGTGACAGTAATCAACGACGAAGACTTTTTGATCCGCAATGCAATGGAAGAGTGGTCAAGCAAGATTAATTCTAATCAAACAAACCTTCGTGGATTTGGAGCTGCTTCCCCTCTACTATATAAGTCAACAGCG